CATAAACCTCAGCCTCTCCACCGCATTGATAGTCAACAACTGCGTGAGCCTCTACACCAGCTGGGAAAGCTAATGCAATATCAATACTTGCTCCAACACCTAACCTTGCTGAGTCTTTATGGGTCTTGTAAACATAATAAGCTCTACCCTCATGCAACCTAAGATGATTAATCTCAATTATTGGCAACGCTCTTTCTGAGCCAACAATAGTCTGCACGTTGTTTTTATCAGCGTAGCTAACAGATACGTGCTGTGATTTAGTATCTAGCGACTCACGCTCAACTGTAATAGCCATTATTTCTTCTTAGGTTTCATTGCTGTTTTAGCTGCTTTCTTAAACGCATCAGCAGTTGGCGCACCTTTAGCACCAGGCTCACGCATCTTCTTTTTAGAGCCACCTTCAATGCGCTCACGCTTGGCGTGGATATTTGCGTATAAACCCTTCTTCATCTTATCCAAGGTTATTACCTCCACCAAGGGTTTCAATACCAGCCTCAGGATTTAGACGAGCATCAGATAACAACTGACGGCCTCTACGTCTAGCACCACGCATCCTTGCGCCTTGCTCCTCATCCATGCGAGATGCTTTGGCCTCTGCTCTTTTATCAATTTGACTCTCAACTGCCTGGACAACTGGAGATGGGGATTTACCGCCACCTAATGCTTTGACTACTGGCTTTGTTACAGCTGCGACTGCTCCACCCATGATTACGCTCCCATTCCATTAGACCCTAATTTTTGCTCAATACCAGCCTCAGGGTTTAGGCGTGTATCTGCTAAAAGCATACGGCTACCGCCACGAGTGCGGCTACGAGTACGAGCTGCTTGTTGTGCAGCTAAGTCTTTTTGCTCAGACTCAGCTTGCATACGCAATCTCTCATTTTCTTTGCGTTGCTCTGCAATCTGCGCCATCGCAGCAGAGTTGTCAGGCTTGCTAAATAATCCACCCATATTAAATCCTCGTCATCAGTAAATAATCAACACGGTCTGGGCCATATTCTTTCAAGGTAGCCTCAGTATCAAAACCAAGATGCCTTGCATAGTTAATAGCTCGATTATCGTCAGTTCTAACAGTTATTTGTAATCTGTGCAAGTGGAGATATCTAATTGCGATATCGCAATATGATTTACCAGTTCTAAGCATAGTCGCTGGCTTTAATCTAACACTCTCATCAAACAAAGACCACAGCTCACCAACACCATTCCAAAAGTAAACAATTCCTGTGATGGCAATCGGTTTACCGTGTAGAAAGGTAGTCATTGCCGTACCCATGTCTGCTTGACCAGCAATCATCTGTCGCAACTCGTAACCTCTGGCCACAGCCAACAACTCAGGCTGACGGACATCCATCTGGTCATAATGCTCAATCACAAACGGCATAAAGAACATCCCTTTTCTTTTATGGATATCTTTATTTAAAACTTCATACGGTATTTTTATCATCTGCCAAATATATCAAAGTCTGTATTAGCTACGGTTTGAGCCACAAAAGTCTTGTTACTAAGGTCACTAGACTTGGTTAATCGCTTATGCTCACCACCACCAAGTAATAAATAGCCAAAAGCATCACCAATATGGGAATGTTCATTCTTATTTGGCGCATCTTTGAACCGTTCATGGCCAGCACCCACAGCAATACGCTTGAAATGGTAGCCACCAGATAAGGATTTACGCAACATCTTGCACTCACGGCTCACCAATAGTCCAGGTTTACCACCGATTAGGCGTTGCATTGGAGCAGCTGCTGATTCTCTACGTACTTTAAAGTCGTTAGATGGGGTTGGCTGCGCTCTAAGCCCTAGAGTTCTTAGGTAATCAAACGCAGTTACCTCATAAATCGCATCTCTTTGCATACCAGCTGGGTCTCCCCAGACCAATACTTGCATACCAGGGAACTTAGCGTTCAATTCAGACAGCAGTTGCTGGCCAAATCGCTCAAGACCCATGTCAAAAGTAACAATCTCATCCAATATCTGCCATACGCCTGACGGCAATCGCTGGCCAACCACAGCAGCTGGTGTCAAACCAAAGTCTAAGCCCACTTGAATTGGTACGGTAGGGTCCAAAACCGCATCCCCACTCATTAGATTGTCATCATATTCATGCCAGACAGGCTTGCCCTCTTGCACGTAGGTATATTTACCCTCTGCATAGCAACGAATCCAGTCTAGGTTTTTACCCAATAGCATCTGCTGGTAGTAACCAGCTGGTAAATTCTCTAGGTTCTCAGCTTTGGAGTTGACTTTCCACCACTTACCACTAGCAAAGATATGGTCATTGGCCTCAGGATTCTCAGGTAAATCTTCGTGAGCTACCTCAACCACGCCACCAGGCTGATTAAAGAATTTCCAAGCATAAGCACCTGTCATCTTTTCTTTTTCAGCAAGTCTGTACCACCAATGGTCATCATCCATAGGGTTGGTATCCATAATGATGCCGTGCCAAGATGCACCACCGTCTCGTTTTGTAGGATAACGACCTACACGATGCGTAAGACCATCAATGACAGCCTTTGGTAACTCTCTTGCCTCGTTGACCCAAGCACCAGTCAGCTCTAAAGATAGCAATTTACGCACATCTTTTGGCTGGTCCAAGGCTAAGAAGATAACTTCGCAGTCAATACCAGCTGCATCTTCTCTGGCTGGCAGACGGATGTGATGCGTAATCGGAGGTGTGTAGAGCATTGGCCCAAAAGTAGCCTCAGGAAACATATCCAACCACGTCTTAATTGTGGTAGTCTTAAGCATCGGATAACTGTTCCGAACAACTGCAAAACGGCTATAACGGATGCCGTCTATAGGGGAGGGCTTTTGCTGTAAAGCCTTGATAAATATCTCTGCGCAACACGCATACGATTTACCAGACCCCACAGGACCCATGACTGCACGGACAAACGCCCTGGATTGTAAGAACTTATATATCTCTGGGCTTTTAGAAAAGTTTAAATTAATCCCACCCTCAGGCAATGCCTTACTACTTTTCTCTTTGACGTTACTCATTTTTACCCTACATCAATTATGTCAGGCGGCTTGATATTGACTCCAATCACAGACGGCTTATCAGATTCATCTGGCGCATCCAATAGTCCACTAGCCTTGGCCAAGATTCTAAGAACACCAATCTTGTCAAACATCTCAATCTCTATCGTTGAGTTGCCATCCTTATCAGTTCTCTGACGAATATTCTTAATGGCTTGCAAAGCGTGTTCTGGAATATCCTTAGCGGACTTAACTGCCACATTGCCAGCTGCATCCCATTCCATAATATCTGTAATCTTCGTATTTGCCATACAAAGCAAGGTATAAGCAACTGCCTCACGGTTCTCTACAATCGTGGCACTTCGCTCCAACCTTTTAGTAATGGACCGAATCCCACCCCAGTTTTGCATGGAGGGGATTTGATTCTTTAACTCATCCTTTGTAGTCATCAGAATGGCATATCGTTATCTGCATCAGGTACGCTTACTCTGGGCAAATTGCCTCCCCCACCACTCCAACCCTGTTCTACAGAAATACTGTACATATCTGTACCGTTCTTAGTCTGCTTACGCCAGGCTGCTAACTGATACGTCTGTCCATTAATCTTGATACTGCCCTTAAAGTCAGGATGTCTTTCATCCTTCTTATAGGTATTAATCAACAAACTACCCTTGCCTTCTTTGTGTTCAAAAGTACTCATCTTTTAACCTCTCTTTTTTATGGTTTGAAATCATGCTCTCGCATAGCATCAATATACTCAGTTGTCTGTAATAGCGCAACTTTCTCCTTCTGCAACATCTCAGATATTGTCTCTGGGGTAAAACCCATTCTCAACATCTCAAGAACTAGATTGTGTAACTTTTCCATGTTTTCTCTCCAAAAAATTGTGTGACATACCCCCACCCTAGTGGCAGACCGTGGGGGAGGGTAAGGTGGGTCTCCAAGAATCAATGACTTAGCCAACCGATGCACCTTCATTATTTCGTATTGCCACCCCCACCCCTTGCCTGTCCCATTCCCATACGGACATTTGGGTTTGTTACAAGCCTTTATCTGCAAGGATGTGTACGGTTAGTGCCAATACATCGTCTGGTTTTCGCAGTCCCTCGCTCACTATCATTCTGAACTGGGCATCCAGCTGCTCAATGTATTGTTGCCATGCAACATTGCTGCGTTGCACCAACATCACAGCATCTTTATCATTTTCACTTATTACCTTTTCTTCTTTAAACCATCTTACATACATATCCTGTATGTCCTTCGTCTTGTTATTGTCCATAGTCTCATTAACCTTATTACTTTTAACTATCGGTTTAGACTTCTTAATAGGTTTTGATAATGGCTTTACATTCATACGGTCTAGCTCCTCTTTTAACATCGTTGGTGATTTCAATTCATCCTGATTGCCAAGCATTGCCAGGGCATCAGTTGCTGATATGGATGGGTCATAGATGATTCGTAGGGTATCTGTGCGCTGGCCCATGTAGCCACGCTTGATGACCTCCACATAACCCTTCTGTTTGAGCTGTCGCATCTGCTGGCTGATGGCTGACTTGGATACTCCTAGCTCTTTGGCTAGTGTTGTGCCAGCAACCCAGGTAATTCCAGCTCTGTTGGCATAACTACAAAGTAGGCCAAGTACTCTAATAGACTGATTATATAAAGTCTTATCTCTTAAAGCTCGTAATGGTAAGACCGCTATTTTTCTCTGGTCTGGTGGTTTAGCTTTTAGCTTAATCTTTGGTTGTTTAGGAATCGTAAACGTCATAAGAACCTAACCCCATAAAAAAAGGGTTAAATCACTTTCGTGATGTGCTGGTCGTTTATCTAAGGTTGGATAGCAATGTCTCACTATCTCCAGTACTGTGGGTCCGATTGATTGAACAATGGTCATCCCTACTGATTCACCTACGTTTATCCAGGTCTGGTAGCACTCCATTCCTGAGAGCTGGGTAATGGCTCCGTCAGGTAAGTTTTTAGCAGAGTTTGTCATTTATATCAATGATTAATTACTATCGTTTTTACCTATATTGATAGGCGTATTCAATAAGGATATCTCTGCCTTCAGTTCTGCTCTCTCATTAGCCAAGTCCTCTAATGCCTGGGCAGCCTTCTCCACAAAGTACAACTCCATTGGGTAATCTATTGCCAGCTGGTGTCTCAGGTAGTCTGCCAGGGCAAACACTTCATTATTGTTCAGTTTCATTGTTCCTCCACGGATAGCTCAGTTTCATTAATCTCATACGTATTCCAGCGATGCTCACAGTTATGGCACTCACGCCTACGCTTAATCCAGTTGTATTCCTTATGGTCCCTGGAATCCTTGACCACAATCTCATGGTTTCCACAGTTAGGGCATATCATTCTCTAGTCTCCATATCTCTGTCATTGCATCTCTGAGTCTGTCATAAGCAGCTTTGCCACGCAGATTTGCCACTTCCGCAAGGTACAGCTGCCGTGTGCGTTTAGTTCTGAATCGCTTGAACACCCACTTGGCCTCTGTGTACATCCTAAATTCTTCTGAGTAGCTTGAGACAAGTTTCCCAGTTGGCAGACGAAGTATCCTGGTGGGTCCATGAACCTGATTACAAGCGAGGCATCTCTCATCTACTTGCTCTCCCTCGCTAATTTCCTCTCGTAACACTCCTTGCACATCCATCTTCTTTGCTGGCCGTTTAGGCTTAGTATCCATTGACCACCCTTAGCTAACTTTCCATATTGGCATTGTGAACACCAACGCTTGCCTGTTACATTCTCCTCAGCCTTGATGGCCTTGGTATATACATCTTTCTCGTGGCTCATTCCATTACCTCTATCGTTACGACAATACGGCCACCTTTGATGGCCTCTCCACGGATGATGTGCAACTCATCCACCTGGGAGTCATCGTCATACACACCAGCATCACAAAGGCTATCTAGCACCGACTTGGCAAGGTTATCAATATCAAAGATACGTTTGCTCCTGGGCCTGATAATTAACGTCATTTTCAATCTTGCATCTCCTAGCTTTGGTGTATTGCTTTCAATCACATATTCTGCAACTGCCTTCTTGTACTCTCTGCCAGCTGGAGATAGATAAGTACTGAATCTGCCACGTCTCCAGTACGTATTAACCGATGGCGCATACGGTAGGTTTAATAGAATCATCCAAGCAACCTATTGATGCGGCTGCTCAGGTCTCCATGCTTTGATAAGCCATCTTTCAAAATCTCATTGATGATGGCAGCTTGAGTCTTTTTCTGCTCCTGTGAGGCCTTGGCTAACAACTCCACCACCTCAGGCCTGAGCCTTACTAGGAATGGCTTTAACTCTGACATACATCCTCCGTTATTGGGTTGAGCATCCAAGCAGCTGCTATGTCACATCTAGGAATCTTAGGCGTTACAGTCTCATAACCACTACGCTGAGACTTTGGCACATAGCCAGACTTACGCTCTAGCTCCACATCCTCTGCGAAACCAAACTTGTAAAGGGCTATTGGCCTGTTACTTCCTGGGGTTCTGCGCCATCCACAGATATGGACCAGCTTTTTCTCACGCATATAAGCCAAGTAGTTCTTAAAAGTACTCATTGCGATATCACATTCAATACAGATTTGTGCGCCAGACTTACCTTCATGCACGATGGTGGCCAGAATGTCCTGGCACAATGCTCTAAATTTAATACCTTTTTCCATACATCCTCTTGTTTTTATTAAGGTTTGGGCTACTCGCTACGTCTGAAAACCAGCAGATTTCTACCTGGACATTTTTACGTCAGCATCCGCTTTCACCCAGTCCAAACGATAACAAAACACAAGATATTGTGCAAGCCCTGTAAATATTTTAATAAAACTAGGGTTTCCCCCTATACAAACACAACATATTGTGTTTATACTTCATCTCAAGCGATATCGCTTTAACCACCGAGATACAGGAGTTAATATGAAATACAAATGGGTTGTAGAGTTTGAAGTAACAGAACTTTGGGTAGCTGATGGCTTTAACATTACTCAAGGCAGAGCAATTGATATGATTGCTAACGCATTACCATACGCCAGCGGAGCTGAGTTCTCAGCCAAAGTAATTAAATCACCAACTGAGCAAGCAATTAAAAAAGCTCAAGGATATGGTGAATAATATGTTTGTAGCTTACTACCGTGTAAGCACTCAACGTCAGGGCCAGTCAGGCCTTGGCCTTGAGGCTCAACAAGCAGCCGTTAAGGCTTTCACTAAAGACCAGGCAATCATCGCTGAGTTCACAGAGATTGAGTCTGGTCGCAAGAACAACCGCCCACAGCTGGCACAGGCCTTGGCTTTAGCTAAAAAGCACAAAGCTACTTTGGTTATTGCCAAGCTGGACCGTCTTGCTCGTAACGTTCACTTCATCTCAGGCTTATTAGAGTCAAACGTGCAGTTCATTGCTGCCGATATGCCTGAGGCTGACCGTACATTCCTACAGATGGCAGCTGTGTTCGCTGAGTGGGAGGCAAAGAAGATATCAGAACGCACTAAATCAGCCCTACAGATGGCCAAAGCTCGTGGCACTAAGTTAGGTAGCCCAGCTCCACAAAACGGCTCTAAGGCTGGTTTAAACGCTATCCAAAGCCGTGTTGATAGCTATGTGATGCAGATGGCTCCAGTAATCAAGGAGTTCATTGGCATGGATTTGCGTTCAGTAGCTCAGGTATTGAGCCAGAGAGGGTTTAAAACGCCAAGAGGTAACACTCAATGGCATCCATCCCAGGTTGGGACATTAATGAGAAAGGTGCAGTATGCGTGAACTTATTTTGTACACATTGGCAGTTGCTTACCTGGTAGTTGGAGGCCTAGCAATCCTAATGATTATTGGGATATCAATATTGTGGATACGTCATTGGTTTATTAAGTTGTTTCCCAATGTCCACAAAAGTATGTTGAGACGTAAGCGTGAGAAGTTAATTGATAAATACATGAGGAGTTTTGATAAATGAATAAGTACGATTACACAGCAAAAGATTTGTGCGTAGCACCAAAAGAATCAACAAGCGATAAGGTTATTGCAACGGTTAGCCTTATTGCCTTCTTAATCATCGTTGCATTGGGGGTATAAGAATGACTGATAACGACATCAACCTCATCAAGCAGATGATATCTGCTGGTAGGTTCCAGGCAGTTTACGACTATCTGCCTGGGCTTAACCTGATGAGGTCGCAGCAGATTATTGAAAGCATGGGTAACAAATGGTGCTGTCACCCAGATAACGCAGTAAAAAAGTTGGACCAACCTTTACCAATATTAAGTGAATCAAGAGCCAAAATCCTAAGGAGAAAATAATGAGTAAATCACGTACACAGAAAGAACAAGTCCTAGCTCACTTGCAAAAGAAAAAGAGCATCACATCTTGGGATGCCATTCAGAAGTA